GAATGACAGAGAGGCTGAGTACATAACTATTCTCAACAGTGCATCGTTGCTTATCGTTGATGACCTGGGAACAGAGAGAGAAACGGATTATGCACTGGAGAAAGTTTATAACATCATTGACAGCAGAGTAAGAGCCAATAAACCGATGATTATCACTTCCAACCTGGAATTAAATGACATGATGGAATGTGAGGACATCCGGAAGAAGAGGATATATGATCGGATCCTTGAGTGCTGCTATCCAATGTATGTAGGTGGTAAGTCTTTCCGGATGATGAAAGCTGCTCAGAGATTTGATGAAATGAAAGATTTTTTGGAGGAGTAGTGCATGGATAAGATGAAAGCGTCACAGAAGATTGCAGAACTGAGAGCTAGAAATGGTCTTACTGCAAAAGAGCTTGGTGACAAGATAGAAAAGAGTGAGACAACGATTCTGAACTATGAAGCTGGCAAGATTGATATTCCGTTATCTTCATTACTCGGTATTGCGGAAGCCCTTGAAGTAGAACCATCTGTCCTAGTCGGGGGCGAAGAAGACGAATTTGGAGCCGAGATCACGATCCGGGCATACAGAGAAGAAGACAGAAGGACACTTATTTCAATCCTGGGAATGAACGGGTACACAACCCGTCAGATCAAAGTTGCCAGGGAAGGAAAGAAGAGTAGCTGGTATTGTATCCAGGCGAAGATTGAAGATGGAAACTTAATGAGTCAGTAGGAGGCGGACATGCAAGTGAAGTTTACGATACTGGGAGAACCGAAGGGAAAAGGCAGACCGAGATTCAGCAGAAAGACCGGTACTGCAATTACTCCGAAGGACACAGTGAATTATGAAACGCTGGTGCATATGGAATATCTGGAGCAATGCAATGGATTCCGATTCGAGGATGATGCAATGCTGGATTTGAGAATAAAAGCATATTATTCCATTCCAAAGTCCGCAAGTAAGAAGAAAAAGGCTGCTATGCTGGCTGGAGAGATCAGACCGACCAAGAAGCCGGATATGGACAATGTTGTTAAAATTATAGCCGATTCACTGAACCAGGTAGCATACCGGGATGATACGCAGATTGTAGATCAGCAGTGCAGGAAGTTTTATTCCGAGAACCCAAGAGTGGAAGTGAGCATTAAGAATGTTTAAACGAATAGGCAGGAAGGAGCAGAGAAATGAACAATTACGAAGAAATGAAGATTGAAAGTGATGTATTTACCACGGCCAGAGAGAATTTTGATTTGCTGATGCAGAGATTGTTCGCGAGCATGGAGAAGAACAACTCGGATGAAGGTAGCATCACTTTGAAAGTAGATTTGCAGATGAAGCAGGACTGGGTGCCAAATGGAGAGGGAGGTTCCGTAGAAGTTAATAAGCCAGTGATTAAGCACAAAGTAACGATTTCTGTTCCGGTTAGTGATTCTATGAACAGTAAGAAGGATACGGGTATGAATCTGGTATGGGATGAAGAACTGAACCGGTACGTGCTCAGATATATCAACGAAGGTGGTCAGCGAAGCGTGTTTGATCCGGACTACGAACAGAATCTGAAAGGCGAAGAGACAGAGCAGGATGAAAGCACAATGCTTCCTGGACCATCTAATGAGCTTCCAGATAATGGTGGAGTGATTGATGCTGACTACAAGGAAGTAGAAGAAGCTGAAGAGGACGAAAATCAGCTAGATACAGCTACAGACGAAGAAATTACCACTGAAGAGGATGGAGAAGCTCCTGGAGGCAATCCAGAGTTCGCAGATAGCGTAGAAGATGATGATTATGAGTACGATGATCCAGAGGAGGAAGAGTAATGAGATTGAAAGATTTAGTAGGAAAGATGGCAATTAGAACAGCGGAGGCGTTCAATCCTAAACCATTCCCACCAGTACACTTAGATTTCGGCTTTCCAGTGTTTTCACCTAAACCTGGATCCACACGGAAATACATGGACGAGCCGGTAAAGATTATCAACGTAAAAGAAGATCAGGTTGCCATAGAAGAACACGGAGAAAGAAAGCTCTTGGAAAGGAAGTTCATTGATGAACACTGGACGGACTATGACAAGTTTCTGCATCCAGAGAAAGAAGAGCAGGAAAAGTTGGAGAATATGGTGAAAGAGATTAAAGCGGCGGCAGAACCACTGAGAAGGTTCCTGGAAAAGTATTATGATCCGATGGTTAAGGTGACTGTAGAGGCTGACCGGGTTATAGTGGAAAGAGGAGAGTTCCAGACACTCTTCCAGGAAGGAGAGCCGGATGAAACAGAAGACGCAGAATAATTTCTCACAGTGCTCAAAGTGTGGCGCAAGAATCCTGTGGGTACAGATGAAATCCGGAAAGAAAATGCCTGTGAATCCTCAGTTTGTGAATTTTGTAGCCGATGGTGGTAAGGACAGAATTGTCCTTGCCAACGGAGAAGTGATATCCGGTACAATTACAACGGATCCTGGGAAAGCCAGTGGATTCGGTTATATGTCGCATTTTGCTACCTGTGAATACGCTCAGAGATTTAGGAGGAAAAAGAAGTGATTTGGAAGATAACAATTATATTGTGGGTGTTGGCTTTAGTTGCAAGGCATATTGTGAAGATTACGGCATCACGAGAAGATAGGATTGCAGCTACGCTGTTTGGAAAAGCAAGAATCACTCCGTTTAGAGTTCTGACAGTTATGCTGATGTTTGCATCACTGATCATGACGGTAGTAACAGCAATCTGGTTCCTGTTCTTTTATTTGAAATAAGCATAAAAATAGCCTCCCGATAACAATGAAGTCCGAGAAGCCAAAAACCTATAAAGATTGTACGAAAGGATTTTGAATTTGTCAATATCGGGAGGAGGAAATACATATGCAGGAAGAATCCGGGAAAATGACTGCACAAGAGTATTTAGGACAGGTAGAGCAGAAGATAATAGCTGTCAAAAATATGAATTCTGGCATAAACAATTTGAGAGAGGTTCTGGTCTCTATCGGTGAGATGGATTCCGGAGAGAGAGTTCAGACATCAAGAAATAACGACAAGTTCGGGAGTATCTTTGCCAGGATTGATGAAAAAGAAAGGATTATGGATGAAAAGAGCAAGGAGTTGATTGAATTTACAGCGAAGGTTGAGAATGAGATATGTAGCATGGAGAATCCTCAGTATATGACATTATTGCATAAGAAATATGTGTTGCTGGAGCCTTTGAAGCAGATAGCATCGGAGATGAACTTCACATACAGGTATGTTGCTAAGATGCATGGATATGCCTTGCAAGAGTTTGAAAAACAGTTTTTAATGAGCGAAAGTTCATGCTGAGTTCCTAAAAGTTCCTATCGAGGTGTACAAAGTTCCTATCCGGGTGCACAGAGTTCTCTTGCAGTTCCTACCTCTATGCATTAAAGTGTAGGCTGTGAGAAGTCGAGAGACAGATCACTCAGTCTTACCGGAGGCTGGAACGTACTCAATTTTCATCTTGGTGGCAGTCCGGGAAACTGGACTGCCGAATGAAATAGGGTGCGGAGCATATGAAGTAAATTGTATATTTGCAAAATCCTCTCTTTATGGGAGCTGGCGTTGAGCTGGCTCCTTTTTTAATGCAGAGAAAGAAGGTGGAAGAATGAGTATGTTGGATGAAAAAAGAATTGAAACACTCACGATGAAGGTCAAGGACATCAAGACCGGATTCGGGAATCCGAGGAAGATCGGAAAGAAAGAAGCAGAGGAGCTGGAAGAATCACTGGAGAAGTATGGTGATTTCGGATTGTTCCTCATTGACGAGCATGATAATGTGATTGCCGGAAACCAGAGGTTATCTATCTTGCAGAGAAAAGATGGTGATATCGAAGTCTTGTGCAAGAGGCTAATCGGCTACACAAAGTCAGAGCTGAGAGCGATAAACATCAAGGACAATACCCACTCCGGTGAATGGGATTTGGAAGAGCTGGCAAAATGGACAGCAGATCTGAACATAAACCTTGGTGTGAAACTGGATAATAAAGACCAGATGCAAAAGAAGATTAAAGAAATGGAACTGATCCGGTTTGAGAAGTACGATTATGTTCTACTGGTATGCAGGAATGAGCTGGACTACAACGAACTACAAAGAAAGCTCGGCATCCAGGGGGCGAAAGTCAGCATGGGAAGAAACCGGACGATTAAAGGTAGAGCGATATGGTATGACCAGATCAAAGCACAGATTGTGGAAGGAGGTGCCGAAAATGGAGAGAGCAGCACAGAAGATATGGCTGGCGAGACCGGAAATACTGGGGAATGAGATGGAATACGTCCAGGACTCGTTTAAGAGTGGCTGGATCACGACAGCGTTTAAGGGAGATTCCTATATCGGTAGATTCGAGCAGTTAGTGAGAGAGTATCTTGGTGGAGGCTATCCGGTGGCACTTCAGTCCGGAACGGCTGCAATTCACCTGGCACTGAGATTGTGTGGAGTTGGAAAAGGAGATTATGTATTCTGTTCAGACCTCACGTTTACAGCATCCGCAAACCCGATCAAATACCTGGGAGCAGAACCGGTATTTATTGATTCTGATCCGGTAACGTTCAATATGAACCCGGATGATCTGGATATGGCTTTTGAATCCGGGCTGCATCCGAAAGCAGTGGTGGTCGTGCATGTGTACGGTATGCCGGCTGATATGAAGAGAATCCTAGATATTTGTAACAGGTATGGAGTTCCAGTCATCGAAGACAGCACTGAGTCGTTTGGCTCGGCAGTTTGGGGAAAGAAGACAGGAACACTTGGAAGATTCGGCTGTATGAGCTTCAATGGAAACAAAATGATTACAGCCGGAGGGACAGGCGGCATGTTGATCTGCCAGAATGAAGAGGATGCAGAGAGAGCTTCCTTCCTGGCATCACAAGCAAAAGAGCCTGTTCCGTGGTATGAGCATAAAGAGATCGGGTACAATTACCGGTTGGCAAATTCAAACGCTGCATTCGGTGTAGGACAGATGGAGCACATCGAAGAAAGAATTTCAAAGAAAATGTCTATTTATGACATCTACCAGAAGAGATTTGCAGAGTATGCGGACTGGTTCAAACTGTACCGTAATGTTTGGAATGGCAACGTTGGCAATTCCTGGCTGTCATGTATAGAAATCAATCCGGAGCTGAAGAAGAAACCGGAATATCTCATGGAGAAGCTGAAGAAGTGCAATATAGAATCCAGAAGAATCTGGAAGCCGCTACACAGTCAGCCACTGTATGAGAACTGTCGGATGTTCTCCAGATGGTTCAGCGATTGCTGCATGTATATGTCAGACTACTGTTTCCTTACGGGCTTGTGCTTGCCGAGTGATACACGCATGACGCCGGAAGAAGTGAATTTCGTAGCTGATAGAGTAATAGAGATACTGGAGGTATAGCATGAAAGAAGAATTGAAAGGGAAGAAGTTTCTGATCACCGGAGGAACCGGGAGCTTTGGACATGCAGTGACAGATCGCCTGCTGAAAGAAGGAGCAGGCGAGATTGTTATATTCTCCAGGGATGAAAAGAAACAGTTTGATATGGCGAAAGAGTACGGGGAAGACGGCAGGATCCATTTCATGATCGGAGATGTGAGGGAATACCGAAGCATCCGAAAGGCAATGACCGGAATGGACTATGTTTTCCATGCGGCGGCTCTGAAGCAGGTTCCGACTTGTGAGTTTTATCCGGAAGAAGCGGTAAAGACGAATATCCTGGGAGGGACAAACGTTATTGATGCAGCGATTGAAGCCGGAGTCAAGAAAGTAATCGTTCTGAGTACAGATAAAGCAGCATACCCGATCAATGCAATGGGAATCACAAAAGCAATGATCGAAAGAATCTCAGTTGCGAAAGCAAAGGAGCAGAATGGGACGGTGATCTGCAGAACTAGATACGGTAACGTGATGGCTTCCAGGGGCTCTGTTATCCCACTTTTTGTAAAGCAGCTGGGAATGGGACAGAAGATTACGGTTACAGTGCCGGAAATGACCAGATTCATGATGACGCTGGAAGATGCAGTTGACCTGGTACTGTTTGCGTTTGAGAATGGAGAGTCTGGTGATCTGCTGGTTCAGAAAGCACCGGCAGCCACGATTGATACACTTGCGAAAGCTATCTGTGAAATGAAAGGATTTGATCCGGAACAGCAGATTGAGATCATCGGGGAAAGACCAGGGGAAAAGATGAATGAAGTGCTTATCACAAAAGAAGAGATGGCAAATGCAGAGGAATATGAGCATTTCTACAGAATTTTGCCGGATAAGCACACATTACATTACCATGAATCGCCACAAAGCCATATAAAGAATATTACGGAGTCCTATTCGTCAGATAATACAGAACGATTGGATGTAGACGGAATGAAACGGTTGCTGAAGAAGCTGCCAATGTTCCAGTAGGAGGCGCACATGAAAGAGAAAACAGTGGGCGTATACTGTCCGAGCTATAGAAGATCAGATTGTATCATGACTCAGAATATCCTCAACGATGTAACGTATGTGGTGAGGGCTTCGGAAGAGGAAGCATACAGGAACGCTGGAGTCAAGAAGCTGATTTCAGCACCGGATGAAGAGATCAATACCATGTCGAAGGTAAGGCAGTGGATTCTGGACAATTCGCCGGAAGATATCATCATCCAGGTTGACGATGATATTAAGCAGATCCTTTACCGGACGGATATCGTCATGGAGATTAAGGACCCGGATGTGATTGATATGGAATTTCTCCGTATAGCTCAGTTGCTCAGTGATTTGAAGCTGGGATATGCCACGATCACAGTTACGCCGAGACCATATCTGTACCAGGAAGAGTTTAAATTCAACAGCATGGGTGGAGGAATCTACTGGTACAACAAAGAATGTTACAAAGCAAAGAATGATGATAAGGCAGACTGCAAGGAAGATGTAGATAAAATCTTGCAGGAGCTTATGTATAACAGAATTATCCTCATGCCAAAGTATCTTGCCATGTATGTAAAGACAGATACGAATGAGGGTGGAGACAATATCAACAAGAACAGTAAAGTCATCCGGGAATGTAATGAGTACATGAAGCTGAAATGGGGCAAGTATTATACGTTCGATGACAAGAAGAATACTGTAACAATTAAAGTGCCGAGGTAAGAAAGATGAATGCAGTGGAAAGTTTGAATAGTAAAATGTTCGATGTAATCAAGAAATGCATCGGAAAGCAGGTGATTCTGTACGGATATGGAAAGAGTGGTATTTTCATTGAATGGTTATGCAGCCATGTATACGGAAAGAAGTTCACGCTTGTGATTGATGATAAGAAAGTGATTCCAGGAGTGAACATACACAGAAAGATTATTCTGGATTACGTAGATCCGGAAGAGACAGTGATTCTGGTTTCCTTCCGAAAAGAGCGAATGACGGAAAATGATATGTCACAAATGACGGCATACGGTTACGAAGAGGGTAAGAACCTGTTCTATCTGAAAGAAATGATTATCCCAGACACTCTGGGACTCTACAGTTTCCTGGAGCATGAGTGCGGAACAGATTTCTTAAAGCGTGTGGATCAATCAGAGTTCGACTATGAAAGCCCGGACGCAACAGCATGTGGCGCAAGCAGAGAAAGAAGTCTGCTGGATATGTGCCAGATGCCGGGAATCTTCAATGGTAAGGTCCTGGATTTTGGGTGTGGCAAGGGAGCCGCAATCGCTATCATGAAAATGGCAGGAATCAAAGAAGTAGACGGAGTAGAGCAGAGCCATATGCTGGCAGAGATAGCCAGGGACAATATGAAGAAGCTGGGAGAGGACATGGTAGCAATCTTCAATGAGGATGCTACAGAGTTCACAGATCTGCTGGACATGTATGACACGTTCTACCTGTACGATCCGTTCAGAGGAGAAACCTTCAAGAAGGTTATTAAGAACATTGAGGAGAGCGTCCGTAGGAAAGACAGGAATGTAACGATTGTCTATGCAAACCCGTGGCTGCACCGGGAGGTGGAAGCCGGAGGCGTGTTCAAGCTGGTGAAGCAGATCAGCACAGAATTCTTCTTAAATATCGTGAATGTCTACGAAAATGAATAAAAAATGAAAATATCTGTTTGACTGCCTGCGAACATGCTTGCTACGATGACGATACGAAAAATATTCATACGAAAGGAAGTATCAGAAAATGGGAAGACCACAGTTATACACCAAGAACGGGCATAGCATGTACGATATGGTAAGCTTGCTCCAGAAAGCAATCAGAAGAGGAGATGTAGAAGTTGCCGGATATGCAGCAAATGAGCTGAGAGGTCGGTACAACGCATACCTCTGGAGAAGATTGCTGGCAATATCAGCAGAAGACTGTTACGGGATTATGACAAAAGAAATTGAAGCCTTGCGACAAGCAGATGATGTTTATAACCAGAAGAGAAAAGGTTATGAACGCGAGCCACTGTTTATTAGCAAGGCTATTACTTTGCTCTTATATGCAAGAAAGAACAGAGATGCTGATTACTTCAGCTGTAACTGTATGCAGAGTGAAAGAGTAAAGAATTTTGATGAATACCTCAGAATTGAAGATTGTGAATTCTCCGGGATGCCCGGATACGCATATGATTGTCATACGCTGGAAGGAAAAAGAAGGGGAAAGACAGTAGCAGACTTCATCGTAGAAGAGCAGAAAGATCTGAAGCCGTATCAGCCGGGAATGTTCGATGAAGAATCCTGGGATAGATTCCTGGGAGCCAACAGCAGAGGCGGTTGGGATAATACGGATAAGAAATATCCGCAGCCAACGGAAGCACAGCTGAAGGAGCTGGAAAGCGAAGATTTTCAAGATGGAGCACCGGTGAGGTATGAACAGATGGATCTGTTTGGAGGAAGCAAGTGGTAACGAAAACGGATATTGTAAAAGGACTGGTAAAACAGAAGAGTTACCGGAAAGCGTTAGCGATTGCGAAGAAGTTCGTCATTGGAATAGACAAGGAAGAGCATGACGCAATGGTAAGGGCGCACGAATGCATGACCAGCCCCAGATTTTATGAGCAGTTGGGTATTGATACCGGACAGGCGATAGCTGATGGAGTGGAAGTGCTGGAGAGATTATACGGGTGAAACCCGGAGGGTAACAGAATAAACATGAGAGAGCAGTGATTTCGTCAAGAGATACACTGCTTTTTTCATGCAGAAGAGAGGTGGTTTGGTGGCAAATGAGCAGAACCTCATTCCTCTTGGATCTGGGAAGCGAAGTGAGAAGGAAGAAAGAGAAATGCGTTCCCGTGGTGGTAAGAAGTCCGGAGAGACGAGGCGTAAGAAAACAGCCATGAAAAAGGTGGCAAATTTACTGCTCAACATGCCTGTATCGGAAGAGGCTTATCCGACAATTATCAATACATTGCAGAAGATGGGCTTTGAAGATGACATGATAACCAACCAGACAGCAATGCTTGTAAGTATGTGGAGAGAAGCTATGGATGGAAATGTCAGAGCTGCTGAGTTCATGCGAGACACCGCCGGACAGAAGCAAGAAAACATCCAGGCTCAGAAAGAGTTCGAGTATAAGAAGGAACGAGATGCAGGTATCAGCCAGGAGATCGAGGATTTGGATGATATAGAGGAAGAGATTTATGGCAAAGCAAACGAAAGTCAAGAAAGTAAAGAAGAAGGATCTGAAGCGGAAGAAGACGATAATGTTTAATTTCGGAGAGGGGCATAAGGAATATATCAGAAGATGCCGGTTCTGTACGTTCAACATCCTGGAAGGAGCAGTACGTTCCGGAAAGACTGTTGATAATGTCTTTGCATTCGCACAGGAGCTGAAGACAACGCCGGATAAAATACATCTGGCAACCGGCTCTACGATGGGTAATGCTAAGCTGAATATCGGAGATGCTAACGGATTCGGTCTGGAATGGATTTTCAGAGGTCAGTGCCACTGGGGCAAGTACAAGGACATGGAAGCGTTGATTATCAATGGACCATATACGAACTTTAAACAGAAAGTAGTGATCTTTGCCGGGGCTTCATCATCGGACAGCTTCAAGAAGATACGTGGTAACTCTTATGGCATGTGGATTGCGACTGAGATCAATCTGCATCACGACACAGCAATCAAAGAGGCGTTCAACAGACAGCTTGCAGCTAAGAACCGTAAGATATTCTGGGACATGAACCCGGAGCATCCGAAAGCACCGATCTATGAAAACTATCTTGATGTGTACGACCAGAAAGCGAAGGACGGGACTTTGAAGGGTGGATACAACTATGCACACTTTACAATCTTTGAGAATGTGAATATCACGAAGGAACGTCTGGAAGAGATTGTCAGTCAGTATGACGAAAACAGCATCTGGTACGTCCGGGATATCCTGGGGAAGAGAAGTATTGCAGAAGGTCTGGTGTATACTCAGTTCGCTTCACTGGCGGCTATGGCTAACAATCCGATGAAGATTACGGTAGCACAGGCACAGGAAATGATTAAGAGGAACGAGCTGCAAGGAATTACGATTGGAGTTGACTTTGGAGGCAATGGATCCGGTCATTCGTTTGTTGCATCAGCACCGACTGTTGGATATGGAAAACTGGTAGCACTGGTGTCGGAACTGCACAAAGAAGAGCTTGATCCGGATTCTCTTGGTCAAGTCTTCCTTGCCTTTGTAAAGAAGGTTATTAAGTTGTTTGGTGGTGTAAGTAAGGTCTACTGTGATTCAGCTGAGCAGGTGCTTATCAGAGGACTCAGAACGGCTATGGCAAGAGCAGCAATGGGGGATATCAAGGTTGGCAATGCCAGAAAAGACAGGATTAACGACCGGATATTCTGCTTCACATCCCTGGTTGCACAGGGGAGATTCGCATATACAGAGCTGTGCGATACTCTGGAAGACGCACTCAGCATGGCAGTGTGGAGACCGAATACAGTTGAGCTGGAACGATTGGATGACGGCACATCTGACATAGACACTCTGGATGGCTTTGAATACAGCTATGAAAGAGATATCAGAAACTACATAAAGACACAGGCAGGGTAGGTGAATACATTGAAATTCAGCATTAAAAATTTTATCAGAAAGTGGGTGGGAAAGTTGTTTCCTAGAAACAGTATAGAGAAAGAAATGAAAGTCCAAATAGCTGTATCTGGTTCGATGGATAACGCTATACAGCTGTGGAAGGACATGTATGAGAATCATCCACCCTGGATAGGTGAAGAAGGGACTCTATGCACGAATATACCAGCAACCATTGCAGAAGAAATGGCACGGCTTGTGCTTACGGAGTTTGAACTGAGTGTAACTGGTAGTCCGATGGCGGACTTCATTAACGATCAGCTGAAGAGAGAACTGTCTGATCTGGATATCCAGGTTGAGAGGTACTGTGCCGAAGGAGGTATTGTGCTGAAACCCTACGTCTCAGTAGGCATGGACGGGCAGCCAAACAAGATAGAAATAGATTTCGTAGAAGCAGACAAGTTTTACCCGACTGCATTCACCAGCAAGGGCGAGATCATGTCTGCTATTTTCTTACAGCATAAGAGGATGGGCGAATATCTGTATACCAGGCTTGAATACCATGAGTTCTCAGGAAACAGTGTAACGATTGTCAACAAGGCTTACAGATCGGAGAAGATAGCATCGTACACTGATGACGAAGAACCGACCATCAACCAACCATTTGATGAAGAAGTATCACTCTCTGAGGTCGATGAATGGGCTGGACTTTCAGAAGAGCCGGTAACGATCAATAACATAGAAAAGCCTCTGTTTGTTTATATCAAGGTTGCCAAGAGCAACAACATAGATAGAAGTTCACCTTTGGGAGTATCCATCTACTCCAAAGCTATTGAGCTGATACATGAAGCTGATCGGATGCTAGGGCAGATTGTGTGGGAATACGATGCCAAGGAAGCGGCAGTGCATGTTTCAGAAGAATATCTGAAAGCGGATAAGCACGGTAAGCCAGTTCTTCCGGAAGGGAAGGAAAAGCTCTACCGGGCATTCGATGAAGGATCCGGAGGAAACAAACTGTTTGATGTGTATAGTCCAGATATCAGAGATACGCCGATGTTCAACGGGCTCAACAAGATTCTAAAGAGGATTGAGTGGACTGTTGGATTTGCTTATGGTACGATCTCCGACCCAGATGAACTGGAGAAAACAGCAGAGGAAATCAAGTCTTCCAAGCAACGATCATACAGAACCGCAAGCAGATTACAGGGCGCATGGCAGAAAGGGCTTGAGCATCTGGTAGATTCCATGATCGTGCTTATCAACCTGTACAGAATGACTCCTTATGGTTCGGTCAATGTGAACTGTTCCTGGGGAGATAGTGTGCTGGAGGATACTGACAAAGAGTATCAGCGGAGATGGGCTATGGTTGTTGCCGGGAAACTGAAGCTGGAGAAGTTTATTGCCTGGTACTTTGGATGTACAGAGGAAGAGGCTGCGGATTATATACCAGATATGCAGGAAGATGACTTTCCAGAAGAAGAGTAGGAGGTATGGACCATGTTGACACCAGAATATCTTGCATCGTTCTCCAGTGGATATCTGGGCATGGTTGACAATCTCAATGAGCAGATAGTCCGAGACATAGCCAGGAGAATGATAAAGACGGGCAAGGTTACGGATACTGCTAAGTGGCAGATAAAACAGGCACAGGAATCCGGGAAGCTCCTGGATGATATTGTAGCAGAAGTTGGGAGATTCACTGGATACTCAGACAAGCATGTTAAAGAGCTGTTCAAAGAAGCTGGAGTAACCGGGATAAGGAATGATGCAAGACCACTGATAGACGCTGGCATAATAAACGATGCCAAGCTATCAAAGAATATGTCTGATTTGCTTCTGGCAAACGCAAAGAAGACGTCCGGGGACATCAACAACCTTACGATGACAACGGCAGTGAAGAGCCAACAGCTATATATGCAGTCATTGAATGAGGCATTGCTCAAGATCCAGAGTGGTGCTTTTTCTTATCAAGAAGCTCTTAGGTATGCAATCAGAAAAGCTGCACAAGCCGGAGGAATGGTGTTGTACGACTCCGGAGCACAGATGTCACTTGATGCGGCGTTGCGAATGGCTCTACTGACAGGACTCAACCAGACGGTTGCCACGCTTACAGAGATGTATGCGGACGATATGGGCGTTGAGTATTATGAGACAACCGCACACCCTGGAGCAAGAATTGAGCATACTTACTGGCAAGGACAGGTCTTCAAGATTCATGGAGAAGGTGACGGATACCAGAATTTTTATGATGCGACAGGCTATGGAACAGTTACCGGGCTATGTGGAGCAAACTGTAGGCACAGTTTCTATCCTTACTGGCCAGGAATATCCAAACCGGCATATACGAAAGAAATGCTGGATGATTATTCTGTAGCAAAGTACAGCTATGACGGCAATATGTTTACGGAGTATGAATGTAGCCAAATCCAGAGAAGATTGGAACGAGCTATCCGGGAGAGCAAGAGAATCCTTTGTGGATATGATTCTGCCATACAATATGCTGATGATACAGAGACAGAGCAATATTTGAAGAATGAGTTTCAGAAAGAATCGGTGAAGCTAAAGAAAAGAGAAAAGAAGCTGAAGAACTTCTGCTCTGAGACAGGACGATCTGTTGATACTGCACGGACACAGGTTTATGCAGTGAAGGATCAGAATGGAAACATAGTGAATTATGGACGTTCCACCAGTATGAAAGCTGTGTGGGCTAATAGAAAAGCAAGGAAGTAGGAGGTAACAAGACATGTTATTTAGAGAAGCATTTGAACTGATGAAACAGGGAAAGAAGCTGAAATTGCCATCATGGGCTGGATATTGGTATTGGTCTAAAGATAAGCAGACAATCATCATGCACACGAAAGATGGAGTTGACATGGATATCCGTGAGACACAGATTCCAGATTATACATTTTCCAATATTGCAAGTGATGAATGGGTATTGGCAGACGATCAGAATTGTCCGGAATTAGGTGGCGAGGCTACATTTGGATTTGGTGATGCATACAAGTTCCTGGAAAGAGGGCTCAGAGTTACAAAGAAGAGCTGGCATAAAGCCGGAATGTTTCTGACGATGCAACGCCCGGACGAACACAGCAAAATGACAGCTCCGTATGTCTACATCACGATTGACGGAGATTACCGTGTGCCGTGGCATCCGAGCCAGGCAGATATGTCTGAGAAGGATTGGGTTTTGTACGAAGAAGAGTAGGAAGGAGGTGATCCTGCTATCTCCCTTCCTTGAGGGTTAGAAAGGAACGCTTTATTTGGCTTTTATGCCAGTAAGCACATATATTTCTCCACATAAGCATCTACAAGCTCTCCAAAGAGCTGTCAGAAGCTCACAATGTGGTAATTACGAATTAACAGACTGTATCGAAGAGGTCTGTTTTTATTTTGCCCTGTGATATGGCATATAAACTGTCTCCTTCTCTTGCGTGCGGAGATATAAATGCACGATAGCAGTGCCGGAGTGAACCGGAATCTAAACGAAATCAGCGAAAAGAAGAAAGGAAGGTAAGTAAAAATGGCTTACGAATTTTTAAAGAAACTTTTTGGCACACAGAAGGACGGAGAAGAGCCTAAGGCTATGACCTATGCAGAGCTGGAGGCTGCGATTGATGCAGATAAGAAGATCCAGGTGGTAGATGTGAAAGCCGGGGGCTATGTCTCGAAGGAAAAACTAGATGCCAAGATCACAGAGCTGGACGGTGTAAGACAGCAGCTCACAGATGCCAATGCAGAGATCAAATCCTACAAAGAGATGGATATTGATGGCATCAAAAAGTCTGCAAAAGACTGGGAAGACAAGTACAACCATGATACCCAGGAGCTTAATGACAAGCTGGCGAAACAGGAAAGAGATCACCAGATGGACAGATATCTGGATACTGTCGGACTGAAGCCAGGGGCTATGTACCGTGATTATGTCAGAAGAGCTTTCGAGGCGAAAGAACTGAAACTTGAAAACGGAAAGTTTATCGGTGCGGATGACGTGATGAAAGAACTGAAGGAGAGTCCGGACTACAAAGAAGCATTCGTTGTGGATACACCGGATGATGAACCGGATACACCAGATGTTCCGGATGAACCAGGGAATCCACCGGCACCAAATATGCCGTACTTCTCAGCAGGAACCAATTCACAGACCCAGAAGCCAAAGGGCAACATGTTTGACTTTGGATTTTCTGGAGTAAGAAAAAGAGATTAACAGGAGGTAACTTAACATGGCAAAACCACTTAATTATGCAACAGAATATCAGAAATCTTTAGAGCAGGCATTTCCGTATGCATTATACTATGGAGCACTCTATAAGACTCCGAATAACGGAAGATTCAAATGGCTCAATGGAAAGACCATTGAGATTCCAAGCATTTCCGTAACCGGCCGTGTGGATTCTACAAGGGATACCATTGCTACGGCTGCAAGAAACTATGATAACAGCTGGACTCCGTTGACACTGGAGAATGAAAGAAAATGGTCTACACTGGTTCACCCGGCAGATGTGCAGGAAACAAACCATGTAGCAACAATCACGAACATTACCAGAGTGTTCAACGAAGAGCAGAAGTTCCCGGAGATGGATGCATACACCATTTCCAAGATTTATGCAGACTGGACGGCGGCAGGAGAAGCTGCTGATACAACAGTTCTTACAGCAGAGAATATTCTGGATGTATATGACAAGATGTTAGAAGAGATGTCAGAAGGTCGAGTTCCGAAGATGGGACTGATTCTGTATGTGAATCCGGCAACCAACACACTGATTAAGCATGCCCAGGGTATTTACAGAACGCTGGATGTTGGCAGACAGAACAACCTTTCAAGAGCGATTAAATCCCTGGATGAAGTTCAGATTGAGGAAGTACCATCTGAACTGATGAAGACTCTGTATGATTTCACACAGGGTTGGAAAGTAGCTGGAAGTGCTAAACAGATCAACATGATGCTGATTAACCCACTTGCAGTAATCACACCGGTGTCTTATGAGTTCTCTAAACTCGATCCACCATCTGCTCTCTCAGAAGGTAAGTATGTTTACTACGAAGAGTCACATGAGGACGTATTCGTTCTGAAGAACAAGAAGAAAGCTATCCGCATGTCTGTGGAGGCGTAGGAAGAAATAAGCCCTGCTAGGTTATTACTGGTGGGGCGTAGCAAGAAAGGAGAATCGCTATGAGTTATGTAGCTCAGAAGAAAAACCGTATTATCAGAATCCCAGAAGAAAAGGCTGAAGAGTATGCGAAGATGGGATACGAGATTACTAATGAAGATGGGAAAGTTGTAGCTGATGCTGCAATCGAAACTATTGAAAGAGCGAAGGAAGAAATAACCAGACTCACAAAAGAACTTGGTAAGGCAGGAACTGAGAATGAAGAACTGAAAGCCAAACTGACAGAGGCTACTCTGTATATTGAGGATGCTGATAAAAAGATTGCAGATCTTCAGAAAGAGAACGAAGAGCTGAAAGCAGCAATCCAGGCACAGGCTACGATGAGCTCAGCTGCACCAGTTTCTGAAGATTCCGGAAAGAAAAAGACAACCAAGACTTCAAAGCAGTCAGAGTAGGAGGTAGCTTATGTATTTAGCAACGAAAGGTGGGAGTTCCTGCCGAATTCCCAAAAGAAAGGCAGGATACTACAAAAGCATGGGCTACTCCCTGGAGAATCTGGATGAAGAAGTCAGAGCGAGCACAAGTCCTACAAAAGAAAAGAAGACCGGTAAAAAAGAATCAGCTTCGCAAGAGGACGTAAATCCGGCAAATAACTGATTTATCTTTCGGTAGCTTACCATTTTACCAGAAGGGAGTGTTTGGATGAACCAGGAGGCTATAACGAGTCCATATGTGGACTTTACGTACTACAAGGAAGAGTATGGCGGTGTTCACATCAAAACTGAGAAAGATTTCAGACGAGCTGAGAAGTTTGCTGAAGCTTTTGTGAATCAGATTACGTTTGGACGGATACCGAAACTGCCAATGCTCACGGATTCGATCAGAGATGCAATCTGTAGTGCTGCTGATTCCATTGCGATACAGAGAGAGAAGAACGAAGCTGTTGTAAAGTCAGAATCTAACGATGGATATTCTGTCAGCTATGCAGATGCCGGAAGTTATTCGGCTGTACGCAGCGAGATGTACAGAACGGTTAGGACATACCTGGCAAACACCGGACTGCTGTATAGAGGGTGGGTGAAAGAGTATGACGATAAACAGTGATGTGACGATCTTCAATCTCAGAATCGGAGCTGACCGGAGAGAAAAGTTCTATGCAACAAGAATCTTGGGAGTTTCCTGGTATGGAAGCAAAGGACAGGTAGTGTCGGATACAGTCCGGAAGGGCACAACACAGTGCGTGATCCGGATTCCATACACAGCAATCGTAGAAGGTGGAAAGCAATATATAAGCGAAGAAGAGTATAAGAAGCTGTCGGATGAAGATGCAGAAAGGTACTGGACTATCCAGAAGAACGCTTATATTGTGCGTGGACAGCTTGAAGTTGCTGACCAATGGGTATTCGACACGTTCAGTTTTCAGCATGGAGTTATCTTAAAGGAAACGATAGAAGACCTGGCAAAGCTGAGACAGCATGATGAAGATTTTGTGACGATCACAGAATATGCAGACAATACGCTCAGAGGAACTGACCGGACAAAGCACTGGAGGATAGGAGGAGCATAATGTCGCTGAAGATGATTACAACACCAAGAGGCTCAATCGTTACTACCAAGAATGGAAGAGCGGAGCTGACATGGAACTCAGACTTTGCGGCAAGAAGAAATGCTCAATTTACCAAGAAGCAAATGTTCATAGACTCAGAGGTTCTGAGACGATGCAGCCCGAGAGTCCCGTTCAAAACAGGTATGCTGGAGAAATCTGGTAAGCTGGGAACGAGCATCGGTAGCGGCGAAGTGAATTACATCGCCAAGTATGCTGCTGTACAGTATTATGCAACGTCTGACACCAGAACGTATGATGCGAACCGTGGGGCGCATTGGTTTGAGAGAATGAAGGTGGCTGAAAAAGAAGATATTCTGCGAGGTGCAGATAAGATCTAGGAGGTCGCATGGCAACGAAAAGTATTATACAGGGCGTATCAGATTATTTTCTGAACTGCCCGTTGCTGAAAGATGGTGTATTCCGGGTAGATGCCCTTGGAACAGAGCCGGTGGAATATACCATAGAAACGGGGATATCTGACCCGATTATTGAAAGATATGTGGACGGCAGTTCTGAGCGACAGTTTCAGTTTCAGTTCGGATCCAGAGAATTTTACAGCATGGATCGGCTTCAGAATATTGACAACAGCACATTTTATGAAGAGCTTGCCGAGTGGGTGGAAGAGCAGAGCCTTATCGGTAACCTTCCGGAGCTTCCAGAAGGAATGAGTGCTGAGGAGATAGAAGTACTTTCGCCGGGACATATCTATGATGGAGCTATGAAGAATGCAAGGTATCAGATTTCCTTGCGATTATTGTATTTTAAGGAGGCATGAAACAATGGCAGAGAATACCAACAGCAAAAGAGATGTGGTGCAGAGACACCAGTTTGCGGACTTTCTGAATATTGGAACGTCTGAGAAAGCAAAGTGGGTGCTGATGGGAGTTGGATTCACAACTCTGGATGAAACATTCGGTGCAGAGAGTGAATCTGAGAAGTATGTAAGCGAAGCATCTTCGTCTTCATCTGTCGTGTCTTACACATCGGTATTTCCGTTTGAAGCACGACTTATCAAGGACCAGGATGCAGTCAACGCACTGTACCATGTCGGCAGAAACCATTTGACAGGAAGCGATGCAGAGTTTGAATACTGCCGTGTAGAACTCTGGGATCAGAAGATGAGTGCTTCTGCACCAGTTGAAAACACATTTGCAGCCAGAAAGTTCCTGGTATCCGCAGAGCTGAGCGGAGTATCCGGAGAAAAGAAACAGAGCATGAGTGGAAACCTCAATGCAATAGGAGATCCGGTTGACGGATATTTCAACACAAAGACACAGACATTTGAAGAAGCTACGGCTTAGAATTTGGAGGTAAAGTAATATGAGCATGTTAAAGATTTGTGGACAGGAATTAGAATTAGATCTGTTCGATGCAGACACGATGGAAGTATACGAGAAGTCTCTTGACAAGGTAGTGGAAAGATCAAAGGAAGCTAAGAAACATACGGAGTTGTCAAATGCAGAAGGCATTCGGGAAACGTGCGGAATCGTGAAAGACTTCTTCGATGAAATATTTGGAGAAGGAACATCCGAAAAGCTGTTCAAGGGCAAGGATAATCTGCTGGTTTGCATGGATGCATTTGGAATTGTTTCTTCTGAGGCTAACAAGATGAAAGGCCAGGCTACTGCACTCACTAACAAGTACAATATGAACCGGGCCAAGAGAAGACAGGACGATAAGAAAAATAAGCATGGCAAGAACAGAGCAACAGTGACACAGATCGGCAATGCGGATGGTCGTGATAATTCATGAACCACGACTGCAACATGCTTATAGACTATCTTCCGGAAACAGTAGAAATTGAAGGTGTGGAGTATGAGATAGAATCAAATTTCCGCACCTTTATTTTGTTTGAGATGCTGATGCAGGATTCGGAGCTTTCGGATTCGGAAAAAGCAATGCAAGGACTGAAACTGGCTTATCCAGTTATTCCGGATAATCTGGAAGCGGCGGTAGATGAACTGCTGTGGTTCTACGCCTGTGGCAAGAGGTGGAGAGAGAAGAGGGCTGGTTCAGTAGAAGGAGCTTCAGAAGTTCAGAGGATCTATTCTTTTGAGCATGACGATGACTATATCTATTCAGCATTTCTGACCCAATATCACATTGACCTGCAGGATATTAAGTATCTGCATTGGTGGAAGTTCAAGGCCTTGCTGAGAACACTATCCTCTGACTTGGAGTTCTGTAAAATTATGGAATACCGGAGTGTGGATATCAATGCGAATATGACAAAAGAGCAGAGAGATTTCTACCGCAGGAAGAAAGAGCTGTATGCTCTTCCGTTACCTGCTGACGAGGAAGAAAAAGTAGATGCAATAGCAGAAGCCCTTATGAATGGTGGGGACCTTACGGGACTGCTGTAGGAGGTGACTGGCTATTGAAGATGTAAAGAAGAAAATGATACGGGTGGAGTGCCCGTTGTGTAAATATAAAATGCCGCTGTTTTTTGAAGAGACAGCGGAGTGTTCGGGCGTGATGGTGTCCTGCAAAGGCAGAAACTGTCATGCCCGTTTTGAATTAAAGATTAAAGACGGAAAACAAATCAAGTAGTGCCATTACGAGCCGATGATTGAGCCGAAGAATTGAGGTGAGAGCATGGGCTATGATGGTACGCTGAAGTTTGATACCAGCATAGATAGTTCCGGATTCCAAGCCGGACTGAGTAAATTATCTGGACTTGCAAGTAGCGCAATCAAAGCTACTACAGCAGTCATCGGAGGTGCTGCATCAGCAGTTGCTGGTATTGGTGCGGCTGCAATCAAGGTCGGTTCTGACTTTGAAGCTGGAATGAGTAAGGTTCAATCCATTTCCGGGGCTTCTGCTACAGAAATTCAGCAACTCGCAGAAAAAGCAAAAGAGATGGGAGCCAAGACGAAGTTCTCAGCTACCGAAAGTGCTGAAGCGTTCCAGTATATGGCAATGGCTGGCTGGAAGACCGGAGATATGTTGAACAGTATCGAAGGTATCATGAACCTGGCTGCGGCATCTGGAGAAGACCTGGCAACTACCAGTGATATTGTCACCGATGCTATGACCGCCTTTGGATTGGCGGCTGACGGAACAACAACGATCATTAAGGACGGATACACGAAAGAGGTGTCCAACGCCACACACTTTGCAGACGTACTTGCAAAGGCAGCATCCAATTCCAACACGAACGTAGGAATGATGGGTGAGACGTTTAAGTATGTGGCACCTGTGGCTGGGGCTTTAGGATTCAGTGTTGAAGACTGTGCTACAGCAATCGGCTTGATGGCAAACTCCGGTATCAAAGCAAGCCAGGCTGGTACGTCTCTGAGGTCTATCTTTAGCCGAATGGCTAAGCCGACCGATGAAGTAAAGGCAGCTATGGATCAGCTTGGAGTATCTCTGACGAACAGTGATGGCTCCATGAAGTCTCTGAAAGAGGTTATGAAAGACCTTCGTTCCGGTTTTGCCGGACTGACAGAGGCGCAGAAAGCACAAATGGCATCAGCTCTTGGTGGACAAGAAGCCATGAGTGGATTGCTTGCCATTGTAAATGCATCAGATGAAGATTACCAGAAGCTGGAGGATTCTATCTACGATGCGGACGGTGCAGCTAAAGAAATGGCTGACACCATGAACGATAACCTGCAGGGAGCTATCACGCTCTGCAAGAGTGCATTAGAGTCTGTAGGTATTGCCCTGTATGAAGAAGTACAGGAACCAATGAAAGAGACGGTCAAAGCCATAACTAGCATGGTTGAGGATATGAACGAAGCCATGGCTGAAAAGGGATTTGACGGTCTGATTGAAGCGTTCGGAAATTCTATCGCTGAGTTGGCAAAGATGGCTGTAGATGCCGCACCGACACTGATCGGAGTAGCGGAAGATCTGGTAGGCACATTTATAAATGCCATCATGGAGCATCAGGAAGAATTTGCCGAAGCAGGAGCAACTTTAGTTGCTGAACTTGTAAAAGCAATCATGAATGTAGCCGGTGACATGTGGTCTGCCGGCATTTATTTGTTTACGGAATTTCTACAGGCTCTGAGTGACCACTCTGAGGAAATCGGTCAGTCATTTGGAGAAATGCTTGGCAAAATTGGCGAGGCGGCGCAGGAAAATACACCGCTTATCATCCAGGCTGCAAAAGATTTCGTAGCTGGATTTTGCGAGGGCCTGAGTGCAGAGTTTCCTGGCGTGTCTTCGCTGATCGAGGGATTTCTTAACGGATTCATAGATTCGGCAAGTACCATTATCCAGGGAATTGTTGATGTGATTTCCGGACTGTTCAGCGTGATTGACGGGGCAGATCCGAATACACTGGAAGCTGTTGGCTATGCAATCGGAGTGATTGCTGGCTCTATCGCAGCTTTAAACGTTGCTCAAAGTATTATTCAGCCTTTAAGCACACTATTCTCCATACTGAAGACATTAAAGGGTGGAATTAGCGGAATTTCCGGAGTCATCGGAAAAGTCGTAGAAGGATTCGCACTCTGGAGTGGTGGAGCCGGTTCACTCATGGAAGTCCTGGAGCTGGAGTTCCCTAAGATTGCTGGTATCTTCAGTTCTATTGGTGGAGCGGTACAGAAAGTAATCGGATTCTTTGCAGAGTTCGGTTCTACCATAGCCGGAATTGGTTCTATTATTGCCGGAGCGATTCTCGCAGTTACCAATTTCGTAGATATGTTTGTGAACGGCTTCAGTGCCGTAAAAGAAGCTCTTATGGTGGTCGGCATTGCGCTGGCGGCTGTGGGAGCGGTTATTCTGGGTGCGCCTGCATTGGTGGCTGCTGCGATTGCCGGAATTGTAGCTGCGGTTGCAACGGCGGTTGTGGTCATCAAGGAACACTGGGATCAGATCGTAGAATTTTTCCAGAGCATACCGGATAAGCTGAGCGAACTTGGTTCGGCTATCGCTGAGTGGGGCTCTGGTGTCCTGGATAACATAGGTGAATTCATTGACTCTGTGATTGAGTGGTTCTCCGAATTGCCAGGAAAAATCATAGATGCAATCAGCTCACTGGCAGAAAGTTTTGTCGAGTGGGGAGCTTCTATGCTGGAGACAGCATCAGAGGTCACAACGCAGATTATTGATTCAATCGTACAGTTCTTTACGGAATTGCCATATAAAATCGGGTATGCGATTGGATTTGTGATCGGTACGCTGATTGAATGGGGAGCAAATGTGATCAACTGGATCGCTACGAATGTTCCTCAGATGATTGACAATATCGTCACATTTTTCTCCGAATTGCCAGGGAAAATTTGGGATTGGCTGGTAAACACATACAACAAGTTTGTTGAGTGGGGAAGCCAAATGCTCCAGAAAGCCGGAGAGGTGGCAAGCAACTGCATAGACAGTATTGTTGCATTCTTCTCTGAGTTACCTGGCAAAATTTGGAACTGGCTGACGGACGCATTCAATAGATTTGTGACCTGGGGATCTAATACCCTACAGAAAGCAAGAGAAGTTGGAGCTAATACGATAGACACAATCGTTAATTTCTTCTCACAGTTACCGGGAAAAATCTGGACGTGGTTGAGTAACACCATCCAGAAAGTGATCCAGTGGGGCTCCGACATGGTGGCGAGAGGAAGACAAGCAGCATCTGATCTGTGTAGTGCTGTTATAAATGGAGTGGCTTCCTTACCTTCACAGATGGCAAGCGTAGGCTACAACATCGTAATGGGCGTATGGAACGGAATTTGTAATGCCGCCGGTTGGTTCAGAAGACAGGTGTCATCGTTCTTCTCTGGAATCGTTGATGGTGTGAAGAGCGCACTGGGTATTCATTCTCCGTCAAAAGTATTTGCTGATGAAATCGGTAAGTGGATTCCACCTGGTATCGGAGTAGGTATTGAAGCTGAAATGCCAGATCTGTATAAGCAGATGGACGATGAAATGTCAGCTCTTGGAAAGCGGATGCAGACTGCTGTTAATGTGGAAACTGGAAAGATTGCGGTGGATAAAAAAGTCAGCACAGCATACAAAGTGGAAAAAGAAAAACAAGAAGTTTTTGAAAGCGGAGACACAACGGTAGAGATCAACGGAGAGACACATGTGCATGTAGACCTGGATAGCCGGGAAATTGGAGAAGCTACGACACCGATTGTGGATGAAAACATGGCAAGAATTGATACACACAAGAAGAGAGGAGGCTAATCATGTCGGGAGTGGGAATCACGTTTGATGAAACGCATTCGTTCCGGGACTGGGGCTTAAAGCTCAAGAAGATAGAAATCGGAATACCGAAAGCAAAAACTGAATATGTGAGCGTACCGGGCATGAATGGCGATCTCGACCTTACGGAAGCTCAGAACGGCGGTATCAAGTATGAAATGCGTGAATTGAAATTCACATTTGGAGTAAGGAACTGCAGTTATGAAAAATGGAGCGGTCTGATTAGCCAGATCGCTTCTGACATCCAGGGAGTAGAAAAGAGGATTATCCTGGATACGGATAAGGGATTCTATTATGTCGGAAGATGTGAGGTTGATACCAGCAAGTCAAATGATGTTACAGCTGAGATAGCGGTCACATGCACATGTGAGCCATATAAGATAAGCGTTGCATCGTCAGACGAACCGTGGAAGTGGGATACATTCAACTTCCTCAATGGAGTGATCCGGAATACGTCAGACATCACGATCAATGCTTCATCCAGCTGGCAGAAAGTCACTTTGGACGGCTGGGTTCACAATGAAACGCTCAGAATTGTATCAAATGCAGAAATGAAAGTGAGATACCGTAACTCGACATACTCAATATCTGTTGGTGAAAATATCATGTACGACCTAATTCTGTATAAGGGGTCGAATGACCTATATTTCCAGGGGAAAGGCAAAGTTACGCTGATTCACAGAGGAGGGATGCTGTAGATGTATACGATTAAAGCCTATGTGGACGGCACGGAATATACGCTGCATGATTCCAGGGTAAAGGCACTGACGGTTGGAGGGAAGCCATACTTTGAAGTTGGTGATAACATCAACGGTTCTGCATCTTTCAGTGTATACCCGAATCATCCGTATTACGACAAGGTTAAGAAGTTGACAACGGATATTATTTTTTACAGGGATGATGAGCCGGAGTTTTACGGAAGAGTGCTTTATGACGATGAAAACTTTTCCGGAACAAAGAAAGTGTTCGTAGAAGGAGAGCTTGCCTTTTTATGTGACAGCATCCAGAGACCGAAGGTATACCACAACATCTCAGTGAAAGCATACGTGCAGGATCTGATAGATATTCACAATTCACAGGTAGAGGAAAGAAAACAGTTTACTGTCGGACGGGTTACCGTTAAGGATTCCAATGATTCGCTGTACCGATATTCGAATTACGAAGACACCAGGACAGCTTTTAAAGAGAAACTGATAAGCAGACTTGGAGGACATCTGGTTATCCGGCATGTAGATGGTCTAAGAGTCTTGGACTACTTAGCAGACGAAGATTATTACACAAAGAATACTCAGGGCATCCGTTTTGGAAAGAATCTGTTGGACTTCTCGAAGAACATGGATGCATCTGATTTGGTCACATGCGTAATTCCGCTGGGAGCGAAGCTGGACGAAGAAGACCAGGATCCGTCATTGGAAGCCATCTCAGATCAGCGAATAACAATCGCAAGCATCAATGGAGGCGTTGACTATGTAACAGATGATAATGCTGTAAGAGAATATGGAAAGATTTATAAGACAGTTACGTGGGATGATGTATCTCTTCCGGAAAATCTGTTGAAGAAAGGCGAAGAATATCTGAAGTCTGCTCAGTTTGAGAAGATGATTTTGGAATTGAAAGCAGTAGATCTGAATCTGAAAGATGATTCTTTCCAAAGATTTGAGGTAGGAAACAAGATTCAATGTACGTCAACGCCGAACGGTCTGGATAAAGAGTTTCCTCTGACGAAAAAGAAGACCTATATTACCAGCTTCAAAGATAATACGGTAACGCTTGGAGATGAAACAAGCTCTGTTTCCTACACATCGTCAAACCGCCAGAATACGGCTGAAATGGAAGAGACGATAAAATCCTTGCCGAGTAAGTCAGAAATCTTGCAGGAGGCTCTCAGAAGCGCACAAGATCTCATAAACAAACAGGTAGCCAGTGGATACGCAATACACACACCGAATGAGTTTGTTGTTGCTGATGATACAGAGTATAAGGAGAAAGCTAAGAACCTGTGGAGATGGGGGCTTGGTGGTCTGGCACATTACAGCCAGGGTTATGACGGACCAATAGACGGAGTAGCACTTACCATGGACGGGAAGATCAATGGTGAAATGCTTCTGGTAAATTCTGTCAAGACAGAATCGCTGGATGCCGGATACCGGACATCGGTAGAAACGAAGATAACAGAGAGTGAGACAGCGGCGAAGAATCATGCTGATAAAAAAGTCAGAGTAGCCAGAGAGGAGATTGAGAATTCCATTTCCAACCTGGAGAATAAGATTTCGCTATCTGTACGAAGTGTAAAGGAAACGGTTGCCCGGAAGAACTATATAGTTGGTGGTGAGCAAGAGACACTTGATAAAAGCAAGTTCACTGCATCCGGCATAACTGGTAGTTGCACGATTGAGCAAGCGGAGTTCCTAAATATGAATGCGATCAAGCTGACGTTCTCTGCAAATGGTTCTGTAACATTGTCGCAGAGCCTGGGAAGCTTGGAAACTGGCAATTATAAGATTGCTGTTGAGGCTGCATATCCGGAAGGCTCAAAGTACCGCCCGTCTTATGTACGGTACGGATTCTCGGAGAACCAGTCTACAGAATATTTCAGTGGATATAGTGCGGATGAATTTCACACCTACAGTAAGCAAGTGAAGATTACCAAAGCGGCGAAGTCTGTAGCAATCACGGTTTACGGATATACCGGTTCAGTGGTGTATCTCACGAACATCCGATGTCTGAGAGACATGCAGGAACTACTGGATGATCTGAATGCCAGGATAGATGTAGAAGTTGGCAAAGTGTCGGCTTCGGTGTCAGATCTCTATGAAAATTCGCTGCATAACTATTGTAGCAACGGAAAGTTCTCAAATAACGATGATAAGTTTACTGGCTGGAAAAGAAGCGATACAACGCAGATAACACAGACGACTTTTGACAGTAAGAGTTGCGCAAAGATAGAAAATACCGCTTCGACATATAATATTTCGTGGTATCAAAAACCATGGAAGAAGCGTGGAGACATTACAGTTAGGTTTAAGGCGGCGTGTAATGCAGAAGACGCAGATACGGCAAGGATAAGATTAACGATTGACAGCAAAAACTTTTATACCAATGCAGGAGAGCTGAGTGACGAGTGGACGGAGTTCGAGTTTACATCTTATGCAACGCCGTCATATTTCTATACGTATTTTTACAACTATGTAGCAAATACGACCGTATATATCACGGACGTGGAGATTCTGGGATATATGTCTGCATACTCGGAATCTCAGTTGACGATTTTAAAAGATTCCATCGAATCCGAAGTGAAGAGAGCAACGGCACAAGAAGGAACGTTATCTTCTTCTATCAAGCAAAATGCAGAGAGCATCACTTCAAAAGTAAGCAAGGGCGAAATGGGTTCTTACATCACACAGTATTACAACAACGTGATTATAGCTTTCAATAAAAACTCAAAATACGTGCAGATCAACCCAGGAGAAATTGCTATTTACAATTACGGAGTAGAGAACTCCAAGAAGCGTGCGGTATTCGATGAAACGGGTAATCACTTTTATAGAGATGGGTATTATGTCGGAGCGATTGGAACGAACCAGTGGTCAGGGAACAATGCTCATAAGGGATTAGTGTTCGATTTGGAACCACAAGGAAAGTATATGGCATTTGCTCAAAAAGCAAGTTCCTCAGCAACTTCCTACACTACTATGTTGTGTTTTAGCCGAGCAAACAGTATTTACGATGAATATGGTGTGAATATGGGCTGCAATCTGATTGGAAACTGGTATACGCTGAAGAACTTCAAGATAGGTTCGATTTCTGCTGGAGGGTATAACGCATTTAGCGGATCGATACCGATTGTATGTGAGATCACGAACAATGGCAACAGTTGGACGTATTCACATCTCAGAGTTTACAACGGAATCATAGTAGGTTACTGGAACTAAGAAGGAGGCAAGAAGATGGAAATTATTTTTCCGAGAGGAGACGCACCGGAAAAGGTAGCGAAAAACAGTGTAGCTGTAGGAACCATCAAAAGAGAGCAGGAGGTAAAAGAAGATGGAAGAAAAGAAAAAACCAAACAGACCGATTAGTGTTATTTATGCTGATGCGAAACAGGCAATCACAAGGCAGGTTGGAAACACGATGGCAGCTTACGGGCTGCCTATTTTCATGGCAGAGGGGATTCTGAGCGGAGTGCTTGCAGAAATCAGAGCAAATGCCGCAAACGAGCTGGCGGACGATACGGCCAGATACGAAGAGGAACTGAAAGCCCATTACGAAGCTGAGATGAAAGAGAAACAGGAGGCTTTCGAGAAAGAAAAAGAGGATCTGATTACGCTTTTTGAAAATCCGGAAGAAGCCCCGGATGCATCGGAAGAGAGTGTTGCCGGAGAGGAGCCTGTTATCGAGGAGGTGGAGTAAATGGCAGATATTTCCCAGGAAATAGATCAGCTTAGAAATGCGGTCTATGGAGAAGAGGTGCGAGGAGCTTTTATCTCCTGCATGCAGAAGATTCACGAGGAAAATGAAAGCTACAACAGTATCAAAGAGTCAGTCAATCAGTCGGCGGCTACCATGCAGGAGCAGGTAGAATCTATCAACACGAAGTCTGAGGAAGTCGAAGCTGCATTGCAGAATCTGACTATGGCAATCGCCAATGGTAAAAATCAGCAGGATGCAATCGAGAAAGCTACCGCAGCCGGAAAGACACAGCAGACTGCTACAGAAAAGGCTACGTCTGAGAGTAAGACACAGCAGGATGCAATCGAGAAAGCTACAGAGGCCAGTAAAACACAGCAGACAGCTTTACAGAAAGTCGTTGATTCTGCAAAACAGATTGACTCAGCGATCCAGCAATCTGTAACGGCAGCGAATACAGCAGCCAACAATGCATCGGCAGCTACGAAATCTGCAACAGAAGCAACGTCTTTAGCAAATCAGTCGGCAGAAGCGGCTAAGACTGCGACAACAAATGCAAATGATGCTACAGAGAAAACAAATGCGGCAGTAAAAAATGCATCAGATGCTACAGAACAGGCTGCGCAGGCGACATCAGCAGCAAATGCGGCGACTGAAAATGCAAATCAGGCAACAGTAGCCGCCAAAGCAGCAACGAAGGAAGCACTGACGCAGGCGGAAGAGGCGAAACAGGCGGCGGCATCCGTAAGGGACGATTGCTATCCGATGATGTTCCGCAATTACGATGGCAGAACATATTCTGTGTTTTTTGAGGATGCAGATGAAACAATGGTCTGCACTGGCACGAAAGAAGACGACAACGCAGATGTCGCAACACCGGTTCCGTCCACAAACGCAGTGAGGAATGAGAACCCCTATGATGAAATTCCACTGTTTAAGCCGGTTGAGTGTAACGGTTATGCAGATGAAGATGGAGAGCTTCATATTACGGCAGTCAAAGGAGAACCAGAGTTCCGGACAGACGGAACAAAAGGAGATGTATGTATCGCCCTCAAAACAGGATACATTCGGACAATTATCGATACGGTTGGAATTATGGGACCACTTGGAAAGAAAGGTACAAAAATTTCGGTTACGGATTCATGGAGAGAATCTGAGTATCCGGGATTTCCTTTCATCCCGTACACAGCAGCGATTAGACCAGATGGATCGGTAAGACCATATGTGTTGATCCCGAAGCACCAGGCTGTCAATTTTAACAGTTCGTATTATTCGCTTCCTGGATTCGCCCCGGCATACAATGTGTCACATAATGGACAGATTACAACCTTCCGGAAGCGTGGCGACCAGTATTGCGGAGAGACTTGCTCAGATGCAGAAATCTGGGAAACACTGTTCATGATCGTATTTGCAAATATGAACTCGCAGGCTGTCATGGTAGGATGTACAGGATTTGCCGACCAGTATATGGCGGCAGTTGCAGAAGAAAATGTTGAAAGAATCATTTTGACCAAAAAGCAGGCAGAATACTTTCCAATCGGATGCTGCGTATCTATTGGGGAGATGGGAAGCAGTACGAATAAAGACCGAGGTCAGTCTTATATGCACAACCTCGCAAATCGTGTCAAAGTAACGAAGATTGAGGCATTGGATGATGATTCTGGAAATTACGCATTATATGTTGATAATGGAGGAGTGACGTTTAACACATCTACAACTACATGTATTTCGACTATGCCGTGGCATACCGGTTCGACGGATAAGGTTAAGGGAACGTGCGGATCTCCATACAGCAATACGAATGGAAAAGAACCATTCAAGTTCCTTGGTATCGAGTTTGCACTTGGACAGTATGTGGTTCGTTCTGATGTGATCTTGAACGGTGTGTACGATGCTGATGCCGACATCTACCAGCAGGAAATTTATACATGTTACGATTGCAAGTATTTTGCTACTGCAATCAATGAACATTACAAAAAGCTTGGTTATGTGATTCCGGATTCCGGAAATGCATGGAAGTATATCAAAAATCTTGGGTTTGATGTCAATTTCCCTCACATCAGAATGGCTTCAGAATATGGTGGAGACAGTAACAAGCGATTTGGGGACGCAGTACATACAGGAACTCGTGCCAACGGCACAAGGGAGTTCCTGTCGCTCGGCTCCCTGGGGTCCTGGTCGGTTGCCGGGTTGCGGCTTGCCCATCTGAACGCTTGGCTCGGTGACGGCTACTGGGACGTCTCGGCTCGTCCTTCCCTCACTGGAAGACGAGGATCAGTCGTAGACTGGGCATCGTCTATGGGGGTGAATTTGGCGGCGTAGCCCCAAAGAGGGGATCGCCCCTTATAATTTTTTGTAACTAATAAATGTATGATATAGGGATTTACGGTATCCGGGGAGTTCCTGTCGCTCGGCAACCTGAGGAACAGGTCGAATGCCGGGTTGCGGATTGCCAATCTGAACAATTGGCTCGGTAACGGCAACTGGAACATCTCGGCTCGTCACTCTGAATAATTATTCGAGGTATGCCGTACTTCGCCGGACAGCATCTGAAACTGATCCGGCATGCTGAAAAGCATCCTGCACGTGTGCAAAATTGTCGAACCAGCACCGGGCAACCGGACTTCGTAACACAGTGGGTACGGAGTGGGCTTAGTAGTAAAACCGAAAGGTCTTGAGATTCAGAAGGAGTATTCAGAAATTTACATAGATGAAGACGTATTGTAAGAATGTAGATATCGAAGATATTTCGATGATGGAGCTGGCGATACGGAATTGCTTTAAGGGAAAGTGGAAACGCCGGGATATACGGAATCTGCTTTCCCGACATTGCGAGTATACGCCTGGGAAGATTCTAAAGCTCTTGAAAACTGGAAATAAGCATATGCTTGATGGAGCAGTGCACAATCTGGCACTGGAATTAAATAACAGATTGATGAACAGAGAATTGAGTTTGCCGCCGACTGTATCAAGGACAGTCATTGAAGGGGCAAAGCAGAAAGAAAGGAACTTAGAGATAGAATCGTATGAGCACCAGATATTTGACCATCTGGCAGACCTTGGGCTGCAGGAACTGTTTGAGAAGAAATTCGGAACATGGCAGTGTGCATCCATCAAAGGCAGAGGTCAGCTCTATACGAAGAAAGGAATTGAGAAGTGGATTCGGACAGATCCACAGGGGACGAAAGTGGCGATTCAGTGTGATGTCCGGAAATGCTATCAGAATATAGACATTGATGTGCTGATAGCAATGTTGGAAAGGGATATTCACAAGAATAAGCCGTTGTTGTGGTTGACAAGAAAACTGTTGCTGATAATGAAAGAGAAAGACAAAGGATTGTTTGTCGGTTCAGTTATCTCGAAAGACCTGGCAAATTATTATATGAGTTATCTGTATCATTATGCAGAAAGCAAATTGACCGTTACCAGAAGGTCACGCAGAAATGGTCCGGTCAAGGTCCGATTGTTGAGCCACCAGGCAATGTACATGGATGATGTGTTTCTGAGTGGCTCTAATCGGAAATATCTTATGATGGCATTCCGGAAAATACAGCAGTGCCTGGAAGAAAAACTGCATCTGGAATTTAAGGAATCGTGGAGGTTCTATTATGTCGAATATGAGGACAAGTATGGAGTGAGCCACGGTTGCCCGGCGGATCTGGCAGGATATGTGTACAAGAGAACCTGCACAGTGCTGAGAGATCATATCTTTTTAAAGGGCAGGAGAGCTTTTAAGAAAGTCAAAACCTACTTGATGAAAGGATATGAGGTAACCCAGAGGATGGCACAGAGAGCAGTATCTTATTACGGTTGGTTTAAGAACAGCAACCTGCATCAGTTTATGGAGAAATATGGAATTGAAGAATTACAGAAATATTGCAAAAGAAGACTGAGCTATCTCAGTAAAAGAAACAGAGCAAAGGAGGCATTGGCATGTTGACAGTAATATGCAGCACAGAACAAATTGAAAGCATGGAATATTACCTGCGAAGCTCCGGTGTAGCAGACGTATTTTTGCGAAAGAACATTCAGAAGCAGGATGCGGAAGATGTTGGAGAGAACAAGGGAATCCAGTATACAGCAGATGAAGTGTATTTTGCAGTGACCGGCGAGAAAGCATCGAAGGAATCTATTGAGGAAGATTTCGACTACTGGTACAGCAAAGGCGAAGGGATTACACAGGGAGAGCTGGCAGATAGATACAGTCTGGAGGAACTGCGTATGCAGGCTTACAGCAATGCGAGTGAGGCATGTGAGAAGACAATATATGCCGGGATTGATGTTGAAATCTCAACCGGCACAGAGCATTTCAGCTTGACCGAAAAAGACCAGATCAACTTATTCGGAAAGAAAATGCAGCTCTTAGCCGGTATGGAGAAGTTAGAGTATCACGAAGACGGACAGCCATGTAAATATTTCACTGCGGCAGATATGCAGAATATCGTTGACCGGGCAATGTTTTTCGTGTCCTATAATACGACATACTGTAATGCCATGAATATGTGGATCAAGTCGGCAGAGAAAGCAAGTGATCTGGAGCAGATCCAGTGGGGTGCAGAAATTCCGGAAGAGTTCCAGAATGAAGTACTGAAAGACTACATGAAGATTCTGGCATCCGGAGGTATCTCGTAATGAAAAACATAATCAAGTATCCAATGCTCTTTCTTTTTGGAGGGAGCATTTATTATTTGCTGGAGATCATCTTCCGGGGTTATTCATTCCCGGCAATGGTGGTCTGCGGAGGTCTGTGTTTCATTATCTGCGGTACAATCAATGAGAAGAACCGATGTATGCCACTGGTTCTGCAACAGTTGATTGCGGCGGCAGGAATCACAGCAATAGAATTTCTGTTCGGATTGATTCTGAACGTGTGGCTCGGACTGCATATGTGGGATTACAGCAATATGCCAGGAAACATTCTTGGTCAGATATGCCCTCAGTTCACAGTGCTGTGGTTCTTTTTGTCAGCACTTGGAATCTTCTTGGATGATTATATCCGGTGGGTGTTTTTTGGAGAGGAGAAGCCGCATTATCATTTGTTCCGGAAAAAGGAAGAGAGAAGAGAAAGAGAATGACAAAGCTACAGATTATTTCAAAGCTTTGGTCGGCAATCTATGACCTGGTATTTCTGGTCAAGGGAACACCGACAAAGAGCCTGGAAGAAATAGAGGCAGATCTTGACATTGTTGAGTATGCGTGCCGGAAGTATGTAGACTGTGACGATGATGAGATAACATTTGAGAGCAGAGGAGGGACAGCCTATGCAGATACGAGCGCAGCCGAAAAGGTAGATTAGTTCCAAAAATCCGAAATAGCAGGAAGGAGATACCAATGGAATTATTGATAGCTGCCGGTATCCCGTCCGCAATCGTGGCATTTTGTTTCTGGTTGTTGGAGAAGCGAATCCAAGAACGGGCGGAAGTCGAAAAGAACGAACGGGCATGCAGGCAGAGAGAACAGGATGAGAAAGAAGAGAACCGTGAAAAGCTCCAGTACATGATGCTGAAAGCTCTGGACGGTTCTCTTTGTTTGTCAGAAGCTACAGCAAAGGCGGTGCAGAGGATTCCGGATGCGAAGTGCAACGGAGATATGCACGCTGCATTAAATTATGAGCTGGAGCAGAAACATGATCTGGAGAATTTTCTGACAAGGCAGGGAGTGAACCATATCACAGGGGAATGAAATAGAAGGCTATATTTGCCCGATATTCGCATTTATAGCGTTTAGGCAATAATTTCCCTATTCAAACAATTAAAAACGCTACAGGGAACTATCAAGAGATTACAAAGTATAACAGGAGGATTGATTCTATGGAATTATTGAATTTTTTAAGCCAGGTGCCGATTCCGGTTCTGATCCTGGTGATCGCAGTGCTGGTCGTTGTGACAGCAGTGGTCGTATATCAGTATGCGAAAGCGAAGGGACTGGATGGCATCCGGAAAGAGGTGTACAAGCTGTTCCTGCACGCTGAACATATCTACAAAGAGTCCGGCCAGGGAGAAAAGAAACTGAAATGGGTAGTACAGCAGGCAAGAGGATTGCTGCCTAAGTGGTTGCAGGTAATCATGTCCGAAGAGGTACTGCTGAAAATTATTGACTGGTGGTTCAAGGAAGTTAAGGACCTTTTGGACGATGGAAAGGTAAATGGCTCTCAGAACTGATCGGAGAAGGGAGAGAGGAGCTATGGGCTTAAAAATCCTATTGGTGTACCTTTTGGGGATTTTGCTGTGTCAGCCGGTTTACATCTGGGGCATTCGGACATTGTGCCGGATGGAAGATGAAGACGAAGAGCTGTACTGCCAGGACAATGGCATGTACTATGAGCCAAGCAAGCCGAATTATCCGCTTGTGATAGTGCTGTTGCTGATGGCAGGAATCTTCTGGCCGTTGGTAATTTTGTTTGCGGTGTTCGTTCCGTTGACATTTTTGCTGATGGACAAGATGGGACAGTTGCATCCGAAAGATGATGATGAGATGGACCCAGAAGAGGACACATACTTATGACCGGGTGGGGAGAAATCCCTGCCCTTTTTGTGAATGAAGGAGAATTTACAAATGGCAATAGAACGGAATACATACACAGATATTTTGTTTGACGCTTTAATGGCTGCCGGTTGCACGATATATGGTGCGTGTGCGGCAATGGGGAACATTTACGCAGAATCCAAAATGAATCCACGTAATCTGGAAAACCTTTGTGAGAGATTGCTTGGGTACAAATATACGGACGATACCTACACGGAAGCGGTAGACTCCGGAAAGATAACGAGAGCGTTGTTCCTGCATCCGTTGGGAGATTCCAAGCAGTACGGTTACGGGTTCTGTCAGTGGACATCTGCCGGAAGAAAAGCCGGCCTTTATGATCTGGTCAAGTCCAGAGGAGTGTCCATCGGAGATGCGAAGACGCAGGCAGAGTACATGCTGAGCGAATTGCAGAAGAGCTATAAGAGCGTCTGGAAGGTATTGCAGACAGCGACCTCAGTGCAGGAAGCGTCCGATATCTTCTTAGTCAAGTTCGAGGCTCCGGCGAATGTAGGTTCGGCAGTGAAGAAAACAAGGGCTTCTTACGGGGAGCAGTATTTAAAGATTTACCAGAATCAGAAGAAGGAGGAAAACGAAGTGAGCAAAATTGAAAATGCAGTAGCAAGAGCAGAGGCAATCGCCCTGGACGATTCACATGGTTACGACCAGGTTGACCGTTGGGGCAACCCAAACTATGATTGTTCCGGGCTGGTTATCAATTGCCTGGAAAACGCCGGAATCCCAGCAAAACAGAAGGGTGCAACATACACTGGTAATATGCCGGAAGTTCTGCCGAATATTGGATTCAAGAATGTGATCGCATCTGTGAATCTGTCAACCGGAAGCGGAATGAAGCGAGGAGATGTTCTCCTTGGCAACGGTCATACAGCCTTCTATTGCGGAAATGGGAAGCTGGTGCATGCAAGTATCAATGAAAAAGGGACCACGACAGGAGGAAAATCTGGAGATCAGACAGGTAGAGAGATCTGCATCCGGAGTTATTACAACAAGCCGTGGAAGTATGTTTACCGATATACTGGAGAGGTCAGCAATGCTGGTACAGTGAGCGTAAGGAACTATCTTCAGAAAGGAGATTCCGGAGATGCAGTAAAAGAGATGCAGAAGATGTTGATCGGCTGCGGATATTCTTGCGGCAAGTCCGGAGTGGACGGCTCCTTTGGCGGAGATACCGAAAAAGCTCTGCTTGCATTCCAGGAATTTTATGCGTTAGAAGTGGATGGAAAATACGGATCGGCAAGCAAAGCTAAACTGACCTCTGTATATAACAACAAACAGAGTGCATCTGCACCAGAGGTTACAAAGAGCCCTCAGTACACAGTCGGAAAAGTATACACACTGCAAGTGGAATTGAAAGTGCGTACTGGTCCTGGAACAAATTATGCTGCCAAGAAGCATTCACAGCTTACGGCTGACGGACAGAAGCACGATAAAGACAATGACGGTTGCCTGGATGCTGGTACAGTTATCACCTGCAAAGAGGTGAATGTAGTCGGAAACGATGTATGGATTAAGGCACCGTCCGGATGGATGGCTGGATATTACAAAGGACAGGTATTCATCAAGTAAGAAAGCTTTTAATGGCAAGGAACTAAGAAACTAAATACACCTCTTTTGGTCAAGGATAATATGTCACACACGCCCTGGGTATCTTCGGATGCCTGGGGCATTTTTTATTTGCTGAAAATGAGCGGTTCAGATAAAAGATTTTTTGTCAAGAAAAATAATGAACAAAAATGTAGAGCCACTTTTGACGAAAAGCGTCCCAGTGGATTAAAGAGAAAGTCTGCATACACTCCTTCACCAAAAGCAAAAGAGCCATAAAAAGCAAATTACAGCTTTCTATGGCATATCGGAATATTACAAAAGAGGTTACAAGTGTAATCAGTTTCTTCCTTATTATAAAGTGACTGAAAATGTGATGTCAGTAATGACATACGCAATGATTGAAAAATGACTTTTGAAACAGGAATTTTCTCTATCATTTGACATGAGTTAAAATCTTCATTGCCCGGAAGAATGTAAAAACATATCTGGACAAATACGCTGAATGACTGGAAAAATGATATCACAATGACGGTGCTATATAATAAAATAAAAAATATAAATATTATATATAAATATATATGTGTGCTTTGTCACAAATGACGTCCCATTTTCAATCATTCATAGCTTCACTTCTTATTGCTTCATAAAGACCAAAGTAGTCAACCTTCCTTGGTTGAAGAGACAGCAAAGACTGGAAAGTAATTGTTTTCTGATTCGGGACCTTCTGGTCCAATATCTTTGTTGCAATCACGTAAAAATCCCATAATGATAAATCAAGTATGTTCTGTTCTCGGCTCATGGCAGTCCAGACACAGAACACGTACACGTCTGAGTGCCGGCAGTATTGAGAATCGGCTGAGTAGTTTCCAGAAGCGTCCAGCGATTTTGCTGGGGCTATACGGAAAGAGATTCTTGCCGGATGTTCGCTCTCCCAGGCTTGTATGCATGCGGAAGATTTAACTTCTACACGTATGCCGTCCGGACTGAGCAAATCGTATGCATCCATAGATACCCGAAAATTTGTTCGGGGGGGGTAATACCGGATTGATTATTCATTGCCTCCAGGACTATAAACTCTGCAAAAGCTCCACGGTTCACGTTCCGGATTAAGTCAGAGTAAGCCCATGACCAGAAATCCAGGACAGAGCTGCCGAGCTCCTTATCTTTAAAAGTCAGCTGTTCGCTGCCATCGTACATAAGACCACCTCACACGTTTTTCTTAAGCATAGCAAAGTGAGTAACAAAAA